CGGCTCCAAGTTATCCGCCGAGGCGCAACAGAGATTGCGAGCCGAGGCCACCAAGTCAACTGCAACCTTGGTCCAGGCTGTCAATGACCGCTTCGACGCGCAGCAGAAGTTCGATGAGACAAAGCGCATCAATGCATTCACGCACAGCCTCGAGCAGGCCAACGAACAATACATCTTCCAGACCGACCTGATTGGCATGAACGCCCAGGCGCAGGAGATCGCCAACGTCAAGCGTAAGAACTTCCTCGCGGTCGAGCAGCAAATCTGGGATGCCGAGCAAAGCGGCACCAAACTGACGGCAGATACGCAGCAACGATTGCGCGATGAGGCCGTCAAATCAACCGCAGTCATGATCAAAGCGATAGAAGCCCGATGGGACGCTGAGCGCTCTTGGGAGACGGGCGTCAACAAAGCCCTTAACAACTACGTCGACACGGTCACCAACGCAGCAGCCCAATCCGAGCGGCTATTCACGAATGCATTCAAGGGCATGGAGGACGCGCTGGTGAGCTTTGTGCAGACCGGCAAGCTCGACTTCAAGAGCCTGGCCAACTCCATCATTGCGGATCTGATTCGCATCCAGATTCAAAACAGCATCATGAAACCACTGGCGCAAGCGACCAGTGGTTTGTCGCTCTCGGGGATGTTCAACAGTGCAGGTAATTTTCTGTCGGGTTTGTTCAAAGCCGATGGCGGTCCGGTGTCTGGCGGTCAGCCCTACATCGTGGGTGAGCAAGGCCCGGAGTGGTTTGTGCCCAATGGCGCAGGAACGATCGTTCCCAACGGGAAGTCGCCTGTTACAACAGCTTCGCCGGACGGCGGTAACAGCAGTTCAGCCCAAGCGCCAATCAACATCAACTTTTCCGTGCGGGCGATGGACGCGCGTAGTTTCCAGTCCGCCATGGTGCAAAACAAGGCAGTGGTGGTGGGTATCGTGAATCAGGCGCTCAACATGCGTGGTCGGTTCGGGATAACGGCATGAATGCCGAGGGATCACAGGCTAAGTCATGAGCGGCACATTTCCTTTAACCCCAGCGCCCAGCGCTATCAAGATTCAGTCCTACCAGCCCACACGTGTTTCGATTTCGCACAATCTGCGTCGCAGTGTGCGCACCAATGGCGCTCAGCGCTGGGTGATCACTGCGGATTGGGTAGGTTTGACCCGAGCGCAATTCGCGCCAATCCAAGCCTTTGTTGTTGCCCAGCGCGGCCAGTGGGACACCTTCACAGCTGTGCTGCCTGCGCACAAGCTGCCGCAAGGGGTGGGCACTGGAACACCGCAGATCAACGGGGCTAATCAGCAAGGCAGAAGTCTGTCTACGCGCGGCTGGACCGCAGGTCTTTCTGGCGCGCTGAAAGCAGGCGACTTCATTGGAATTGCTGGCCAGACCAAGGTCTACATGGTGACCGCTGATGTGAACGCAGATGCCTTTGGCCTTGCTACCGTGGCAATTGAGCCGGCCTTGCTGGCAGTTCCTGCCGACGGTGCAGTGATTACCGTGCGCAACGTGCCGTTTACGCTGGCTTTGGGCACAGACACGATGGAGTCAGCCGTGGCTCCGGGTTCAATTTATAACTTCAGCTTGCAGTTGGTGGAGGCCTTTTAAGGCCAATTTTTATGGATCGTGGAGCAAGTTCAGAGTTCATCGCCGAGATCCTCAAGTCAAGCAATCAGCCCGTCTATTTGGTTGAGGCCTGGTTTGACGACGGCACGATCCGCATGACGGACGCCTGGATCAACGTGCTGTGGAGCACCAACACCTACACTGCCAATGGTCACTTTCTCGGTTTCTCCGGCCTGTCAGAGACCAGTGACATGAGCATCCCCAATGTCACGGTGCAGGTTTCGGCAGTGGACCAGACCTGGATTTCGATTGCACTGTCCAAGCCTTATATCGACCGGCGCATCGCCATCTACAAGGCTTTTCTGGATTACCGCCTGGCCATCATCAGCAACCCTTTGCTGGTGTTCGATGGTCGGATTGACAGCATGGAAATTTCTGATGACCCCAACAACGGCACCTGCACGATCGCAGTGACTGCCAGCTCGCAATGGGTGGATTTCCAACGGACTCCGGGCAGGCACACCAACGACCCGGAAGAGCAGATCTGGTTTCCGGGTGACCGTGGGTTTCAGTTCGTGACCAACATCAACCGTGAAATCAAGTGGGGATCACTGTGAAGAGCGGAAGATCTGTCTTCACGTATGCGCGTATCCCGATTGGAACGGCAACCCAAGAACTCCAAGCCCTTGCCGAGCGTGAGTACGAAGAAGTCGGCCAGAAGGATCTCGATCGTCTGAACGTCGACTGGGCTCGCTACGGTGAACTCGACGCTGCCGGGAAACTCGCCACCTTCATCGCCAAACGCGATGGAATGATCGTGGGCTACGCCGCATTCATCGTGCAGACCCACATCCATTACCAGGATGCGCTGGTCGCCGCCAACAGCGCTGTTTATGCCGTACCCGAGGTACGTGCCGGGCGTGTCGTTCTGAAACTGCTTCGCTTTGCCGAGATGGGCCTCAAAGCCCAGGGTGTGCAAAAAATTTATTACCATGTCAAACAGACCAAAGACTTCGGTCGCCTGCTCGGACATCTGGGCTACGAGGACGTTGAGCGCATGTACGCCAAGGTAGTTCGAGACAGGGAAGTCGGGTAATGGCAGGGATCGTCATTGGAGCCATCGTTGGATCGGTGGTGTCTGAGGCCGTGGGTGCGGTAGTGGCTGATGCCGTACTTGGCATGGTCATTGAGTCGGGCATCACGGCTGCAGCGGCTGACGTTCTTGGTGCATCGCTTGCCACCGCCAGTTTCATCGGCGGGGCGACCGGTCTTGTCGCTGGGGGTGTTGCCAACCTGGCGGTGCAGTCACTGATCGGCTCGAATTCGCCCTCAAGCGCCCAGTCTGCGCTGTCTTCGGCCCAGGCGCAGGGCATCCTGATCAACTCCCAGAGCAATGTCGACCCCATCCCGGTGATCTACGGTCGTCGACGGGTGGGTGGCACACGGGTGTTCATTGAGGTCTCGGGCAGCAGCAACGAATACCTTCATCTGGTGCTGGTGCTCTCAGAAGGGCCAGTGACAGCGATCGACAACGTGTACCTGGACGATGTGCTTTCTACGGACGCCAAGTTCACGGGGCTGCTCACTGTCACCAAGCATCTGGGAACGCCTGGTGAAGCAGCCGATGCAGCACTAACCGCCGATGTGCCCAAGTGGACCAGCGCCTGCAAACTTTCCAACTGCGCCTACCTGTACGTCAAGCTCAAATACGACCGCAACGCATTCTCCGGTCTGCCCACGATCACCGCCGATGTGCGTGGCAGGACTTTGTACGACCCACGAGATGGCCAGACCCGGTACTCCAACAATCCGGCACTCGTTATCCGGGACTACCTGAGCAACACTATTTACGGCCGGGGCATCGCTACCAGCGCAATCGATGACACGAGCATTTCAGCAGCTGCAAACGCCTGCGATATTCGGATCACGGCTCCAAGTTTCTCTGACATCTTTACTGTCAGCACCAACAATGAAGCGCTGACTTTCTCCCAGCCGATTCCGATCGACACCGGTGACGGTGTCAAAGTGAGCAGCACCGCCACCTTGACCAGTCCGTTGGTCGCAGGGACAACTTATTACGCGATCAAGGTAACTGACACCAGCTACCAACTGGCCACCACACTGGCCAATGCCTTTGCAGGTATGGCCATCGATCTGACTTCAGCAGGCTCAGGCCAGCACACGCTCGCCCAGGTGAACTATGCGGCTTACGCCTGCGACGGCACGATCGACACCAACCAGACTGCGTATGACAACGTGCGCGCATTGCTTACCGCGTGCCGGGGCATGCTAGTGTTTAGCGGCGGTAAGTACCGGTTGGTGCTTGACGTTGCCACCACAGCCTCGAGCTTTGGGTTCACCGAGAGCAACATCACCGGCTCTTGGGTCATCAGCCAAGCCGGTAAACGCGCCAAGTACAACCGGGTCACCGCAGGCTTTTACAACCCAGCCAAGAAGTGGCAGCCCGATCTGGCAATGATCGAGTCCACAGCTTTGCGTGCCACCGACAACGGTCTGATTTTGGAAGCCAAGATCGACCTGCCGTTCACAGCCAACAGCTACCGGGCGCAAAACATCAGTCAGTTGACGCTGAACCAGAGCCGCTACGGCTTGGTGGTGAAGTTCTCCGCATTCCAGGAAGGTTTGCGCTGCGAGGTGGGGGACGTGGTGCCAATTACGCATTCAACGCCGGGTTGGTCCGCCAAGTTGTTCCGGATCATGCAAATCGAGATCAAGGACAACGATGAGGTCTATGTCGTTGCCCGTGAATACAGCGCCAGTGTTTACACGCAAGCGGTTCTGTCGCCTGCCGCCGTCATCGCTCAGTCCAATTTGCCAGACCCGTTCAGCGTGCCTGGCGTGTCGGGTCTCACTCTGGCCTCCGGTACATCTGAATTATTGCGACTGGCTGATGGTTCTGTTATTTCCCGCATCCGCGTGGGCTGGAATGCACCCACCGAGGTCTACGCCCAAAAGGGGCAAGTTGAAGTTCAATCCAAAGCGACAACCGATCTGGGATGGTCGCCGGTGGACATCGTTGCTGCCGAGTTGGGCGTGGCCTGGGTGTCGCCCGTGCAAGACAGTGCGAGTTACAACGTGCGGATTCGGGCGATCAACTCCATCGGTGTGCGCGGAGCCTGGAGCCAGGGGACCGTGCAGGTGGTGGGCAAGACTGCGCCACCGTCCGATGTTCCATGGCTACGCCTTGACGGCGAGCGCCTGACCTGGGGGCCAGTTACCGACATCGATCTTGCCGGTTACCGCGTGCGTTGGCAGCCGGGTGGCAGTCGCTCCTGGTCGGACGCGCTGGAATTGCATACCGGGCTGCTGGCTGTCTCCCCATGGGATTTGGTGACCATTCCTTATGGTGCTGGTCAGATTCTGATCAAAGCGGTCGACACCACCGGCAATGAGAGTCTGAACGTCACAGCCATTGCCTGCAATTTAGGTGATGCGCCGGTGGAGAACGTGTTTGCAAGCTACACGCTCAACACGACGCCGGTGGTGGCACCCGATTCATCCCGCATGTGGAGCAACGACACGGCGCAGTTGTGGACCAACACCACAGCCGTGTTTCTGGTGCCCCAGTACCAGGCCATTTTCTGGACCGGCAGCGTCACATTCACCGAGAGCGGCAGCCTCACCATCGCTGCCACCGTCAGTGGCTATGCCTGGAAGATCACATGGAAAAAGTCCTCGGACGTGGCCTATGTGCCATTCCCGGGTCGGGCTTGGGCTGACGCAGGAACGACCTACCAGTTCCGCATCGATGTAGATCAGAGCAATTTGCAAGGCCTCATTGGCTCGGTGGTTGCACAAATCGATGTGCCCGATAAAACGATTCGCCTGCCGGATGTAGTGATTGCAACGGGCGGTTCGCGTTTGTCGATTGGCACAGGCTGGCGAAACGTGGTGATCGTGAGTCTCACTTTGCATTCTGACGGTGGTTCTGCCACCACGGCCCGCGTGGTCGACAAATCAACCTCGGGTCCGCTGATCCAGTGTTTCAACGCCAGTGGCGCTGCAACCGCTGGGACGGTGGACGCCTACGTTCAAGGATATTGAGATGACTTCACAAACAACGCCCCCGTTCAAGCGGGGCGATACCTTTGCTTTGTCTGGCGTTTACCGCATCAACGGTGTCGCGAGCCAGTTGACCAACCAAACCATTCGATCCCAACTGCGCACCAGCGTTGGAGGCTTGGTTGCCACTCTGTCGGCGGCGATCGACCCCGACCAGACCGTGAACCCTGGTCGCTTCTATCTTTCGCTGGTCGATCCGGCGCAGTCGGCCACATTCCCAGCCCCTGCCAATCTGTACTGCGATGTGGAAGTGCATGGCGGCGGGACGGTGCGATCAACCGAAACATTCATCGTGCCGGTCGTGCCCGATGTGAGTCAGTAAACGGAGGCCGGTCCATGACCACAACGATTGCAGCCACCACAGAAGTCAGCCTCACCTTGCAGCCGCAATGGGACAGCACCTCGCTCGAAGTCACGCTCACCGTTCCCGGGCCTCAAGGCCCAAAGGGCGATCAAGGTGCGGTCGGTCCGCCCGGCCCCTTGCCTGATGTCAGCACCTTGGCCCTGGACGCGGGCTATTTCTAAATTTCAACGGAGAACCTCATGCCCAACCTCATTCAAATCAAACGGTCAGCCACCACCGCCACACCGCCCACACTTGCAGTGGGTGAACTGGCCTGGTCCGAAGTCAGCAAGACGCTGTTCATCGGCGAGTCCGGAAGTGTTGTCACCGCCGCCGCTGGCTCGGGTGTCTTTGCTAAGAAAGCTGACAGCTTCGCAGTCAGTGGAGATGCAACTGGCACCGGTACGCTGTCGGGTGGCATGGTGCTGGCCCTGGCGGCCAGTGGCGTCGGCGCAGGTAGCTATTCCAACGTCACCGTGGACGCCAAGGGACGCGTGACTGGTGGCAGCAACCCCGGCTACCTCACTGCAAACCAGAACATCACGGTGTCTGGTGATGCAACGGGTTCCGGCACAACAGCGATTGCACTGACTCTGGCCAGCAGCGGTGTCACTGCGGGAACCTATAACAACGGCACCACAGCCATTACACCTTTCACTGTGGATGCCAAGGGCCGGATCACGGGCACAGGCGCTGCGGTCACTCTGACACCGGCTTGGTCCAGCGTGACTGGCAAACCCACCACACTGTCCGGCTACGGGATCACCGATGCCTTAGCGCTGGCGGGTGGCACGCTAACAGGGGCATTGACGTTGGCTGCGGACCCCACCAATGCGCTGCATGCTGCGACCAAGCAATACGTAGACAACGCCATCACCGGACTAGACTTCAAAGCCTCGGTTCGCGTCAGCACGACAGCCAACATCACCTTGTCAGGCATTCAGACCATTGACGGTGTTCTGTTGGTGGCGGGCGACCGTGTTCTGGTCAAGGACCAAACCGCCGGTGCGCAGAACGGTTTGTATGTTGCAGCGGCCGGTGCATGGGCTCGATCGGCAGATGCTGACAACTCTCCAAGCGGCGAACTGACCTCTGGCCTTTATGTCTTTGTTGAGGAAGGCACCAGTTACGCTGACTCGGGTTGGGTGCTTGCAACCAATGGGGCGATCACCCTTGGCACCACCGCGCTGACCTTCCAGCAATTCAACGGTCTGGGCCAACTCACTGCGGGTACTGGCTTGACCAAGTCCGGCAATACCCTGTCGATCACCGCTTCTGGCGTCACGGCTGGCACTTACTCAAGCATGACGGTGGACGTTACCGGACGGGTCACTGCAGGAACCAACCCAGGCTACATCACAGCCAACCAGAACATCACCGTTTCGGGCGATGTCACTGGCTCAGGCACAACTTCCATGGCGCTGACTTTGGCTGCCAGTGGCGTGACTGCGGGCACTTACAACAACAGTGCGACTGCCGTTTCACCCATCACCGTCGATGCCAAGGGCAGGGTCACAGCAATCGGTACGGCTGTCACTGTTACGCCCGCGTGGACGAGCGTCAGCGGCAAACCCACAACCCTTTCTGGCTTTGGCATCACGGACGCTTTGTCCACCAGCGCCACGATTGACGGAGGCTCGTTCTAACCATGGCCAACACCATCCTGCACAAGCGCAGCAGCACGGCAGCCGCCGTGCCCACCGCTGCGCAAGTCACGCTGGGTGAGTTGGTGCTCAACGTGGCGGACGGAAAGATTTATCTCAAACGCGCAGACGGCGTGATCGTCACCTTTGTGCCTGGCTATGTGCCGGGTCAGGGGGACTCCGCGCCCATGTGGAAATAACCGAAGGCATTCATGGCAGCTATTCCATCCAAGGCCAGTTTCACTGGCACAACAGTAACCCAAGGGCAGTTCAAAACTGCCCTTGATTCTTTAAACGACTATCTCACTGGTTTGCTGGGCTCAGACGGTACAGCTGCGACAGCGCGAACGGCGCTGGGCGTGATCAACGCCACAGCGCCGACCTATGCGCAGGTGATTGCTGCCCTTGGCTTTACGCCTCCACAACCCGGCGGTACTGGTGCATCGGGAACCTGGCCCATCAGCGTGAGTGGCAACGCGGCAACGGCAAGTCAGCTCAATTCAACCGCAGGTGCTGGTACCTACAACTGGTCAGGGCAAGCTGGCCAACCCACCTGGCTTTGGGGTGGCAACGACGGCACCAACTTCTATGTCTACAACCCGTCGAACTTTTCGGTGAACTACGCGGGCAGCGCAGGCAGCGTGCCCTGGACAGGGGTTAGCGGCCGTCCTACTGCAGTGGCGGCATTCCAGTACAGCGGAAACGTTGGTGACGGCATTGGTGGTGCATTGGCTGTCAACGCATTGGTTCAAGTTGCGACCGATAACACGGTGCGTATTTATCGAAACACGAACTGCAATTGCAACTGCGATTGCTGCTGCTAAGGACCCACAACATGAAAATCATTGCAGTGCGAAACGCAAAAATTCATCCCCAGTTTCAACCAACCGTTCATCTCGGTTTCAACCCTGTCACGAGCGACCTGAGCGTGTCCCTGTATCTGCCATCGCTTGCGACAGAGGAGGCGGCCACGGGTGTCGCTGGCTTGACGTTAATTGAGTCGGTGGTTGTCAACATCGGCGATCTGCGAAAGCGATACGACTGGTGCGATCACCAGACCTACTTCGTGGCTGTTCATGCCGGGGCGTTTCTTCCAATCTTTGCGCTGTACCCTGAGACCCTTCCTAATCGCGAGACAGCTGTCGACTACGCCCAGCGCCTCCAGAGAAATTTGCTGGTGGGCATCAACGTGCCATTTGCAAACGCCAATGACGATGAGTTGTTCATCACAGTGAACCTCAACGCTCAGGCGACGGACGCCAACATCCAGGTCGATGAGCACTGCGCGCTTGTCTGGAGCGAAGCAGCCAGCAGCGGCGCTGTTCGCACCATGGAGTTTCCGTTTATTCATGTGCAAGCGCCAGCCCGTATTCCGGTGGGCGGCATTGCCTCGATCGAATTGCGCATAGAGGATGTGGCAGGCCAACTGCTTGACCGAGAGGCTGTTGTCTACCTCGAAGCTGTGAGCGGACTGGTGCCTTTTTCCCGTGTACGCGCAGTGCATGGATTGGCTGTGGTTCCAGTTTTCGCATCTGGCATGTCAGCTGGCGATGAAATCCGGGTGAAATTCGGCTGGAAGTATTTCCCAGGCGCAGAGGATGCGCGGATTGCGGTGGTGGCCGCATGATGCAACTGCTTTTTTCCACACCTGTAGTTCGGACCCAACTTGGGTTGACAGACGAAGAGCGTCAAGTCCTCAAAGAAAAGACGCTCGCGGTCTATGGCGAACTCAACCCCTATAGAAAACCTTGGAGCCGCTCGACCCGTGAGTCAATCGAATCCATGGACCCTGCATTTGAAGACCTGTTCGCACGAATCAAAGCCGTGACCAGCGAGGCTTTCGGTATTGGCATCGCATCCATCACCGGCAGGGAAGTGGTTCAGTTCAAAGGTGACTTCGTACCGCCCCATGTGGAGTCAGCCCATCTGTCTGCCATCTACTGGATTGATGGGGACGCCCACCCTGACCCTGAGAGAGGCGAGCATGACGGCGCACTGGTTTTGCAAAGCCCAATCGGCCCCTTTGGCAGCAAGGCGCTGCCCGGTGAAAAGCGCGTGTCCATGATCAACCCTCAGCCGGATTTGCTGCTGGTTTTTCCGAGCCACTTGCTGCATTTCGGGCATGTTTACCTAGGCGAGCGTCCCAGCGTCGAGATTCATATTGAGATGGAGGTGCTCTGATGGCTCAGTTCAAGATCAAGCTCATTGCGCCGGACAACACTGAGCGCGAGTTGCATTACGACAACCAAACCAGCAGCCTGACTTGGGGAGCGGATGGTTTTGGCTCCCCTGTACTGGAAGTCAATCCCAAAACGTTTCAGGACGCGACGGTCGTAAGCACCACCCAACCAGGCCGAAAAGGCCTGATCAAAACACTTAAAATCAGCCTCGGTTTGTCCTGCAACTACGAGTGCAACTACTGCAGCCAGCGCTTTGTGCCCCACGCTGAAAGTACGAACCCTGAGGATGTGGAGGACTTCCTGCAGCAGTTGACCACCAGCCTGAGTCAAGCTCCCGAACGCATTGAATTTTGGGGCGGTGAACCACTGGTGTACATCAAGACCTTGAAGCCTTTGGCTGAGCGCCTGCGAGTGCTGTACCCGGATGCTGAGTTCTTGATCATCACCAACGGCTCATTGCTCAGTCTTGAGACCAACGAGTGGCTGGACCGCATGGGCTTCGTGGTCGGACTCTCTCACGATGGGCCTGGCTACCACGCACGTGGGGCAGACCCGCTGGATGATCCGCAGCAGCGCGACGCCATCATGGATTTGTACGCGCGCCTACATCCGCAGGGCCGCATAAGCATCAACGCAATGATTAGCAGCCAAAACCCCAGCAGGGCGGCGGTGCAACTGTGGCTGCAAGAACGCTTTGGAGCCGACGTTCAGATTGGTGAAGGTGCTTTTATTGACCCCTACGATGAAGGTGGTCTGGCAGCGACCTTCAACACCACCGCTGAGCATGCACAGTTTCGCAGGCAAGGGTTTGGCGAGATTCGCACTGGCCTTGCCATTCGCTTTGACATCACCCACCAGAAGATTCAAGACTTCATCGATTCCATTCGCTACCAGCGCCCGGCCTCTGCGCTTGGACAAAAGTGCGGCATGGATCGCAGCCACAACCTGGCTGTGGATCTCAAAGGCAATGTTGTCACTTGTCAGAACGTGAGCGCCGCAGCTACGGCTCCTAATGGTCAAACTCACTTGATCGGTCAACTTTCAGACCTGCCCGCCGTGCGCATGAAAAGCGCCACGCACTGGAGCCAGCGCCAAGGTTGCTCGTCTTGCCCAGTGCTTCAAATGTGCAAGGGTTCGTGCATGTTTTTAGAAGGTCCGCTTTGGGAAGCTGGGTGCGACGCCGCCTATTCGGACAACTTGGTGTTCTTTGCGGCGGCCATTGAATTCCTCACGGGTTGCATGCCGGTTTTGATCGATGGCGATTTACCGCCAGAGCGCAAGGACATCTTTGGCCTGGCCAAAAGCACCGTGGAGTCGCCGCCAGTAAGGCGCGTGATTCCGATCATTGCAGCGCAGCAAGCAGCCTAAGCCAACCAATAAATCGTTTCATCAATCGCCCGCCTGGTTCACTTTTTGTGTGTGCCAGTGCGGGCTTTTTCTTTTTGGAGATGCCCATGACAGAAGAATCCACCAGCACCCAAAGCGCTGACATCCTGAACCTGCGCCCCGAGGATCTCGATGAGTTGCTCACCCGCGCCGCCGAGCGAGGAGCAGAGCGTGCATTGGCCTGCCTTGGCCTCGAAAACGGCCACGCTGCCCGTGATATCCGTGACCTGCGGGGCCTCATCGATGCCTGGCGTGAAGCGCGCCGAACCGTTTGGCAAACCACGGTCAAGGTTCTGACCACCGGGGTGCTTGCTGCACTTTTGGTTGGAATCGCCATCAAGTTGCGTCTTATGGGAGGTCCTCAATGATTGAGACTCTATTAGGCGGCTTGCTGGGCGGCGCGTTTCGCCTGGCTCCCGAGGTCCTGAAATGGTTCGACCGCCAAGGAGAGCGTGGCCACGAGTTGGCCATGCAGGACAAGGCGCTCGAGTTTGAGAAACTGCGTGGTGCTCAACGCATGTCTGAGATCGGCGCGGCTGCCGACGGCGCATGGAACACAGGCGCAATCGAAACTCTTCGCGATGCCGTGCGCACTCAGGGTGAAAAAACTGGGGTTGCCTGGGCCGATGCACTTTCCAGCACAGTTCGCCCAGTGATCACCTACTGGTTCATGGCCCTGTACTGCGCGGCGAAGACGGCAGCATTCGCGGCGGCTTTGTCTGCCGGTGCGGACTGGGGTACGGCAGTTATGTACGCCTGGACCGAAGCCGACCAGGCGCTGTGGGCCGGGGTCCTGAACTTCTGGTTCTTGGGCCGCGTGTTTGACAAGGTTCGGCCGTGATCGATGTGCCGCAAGCAGCTATCGACTTGGCCAAGCGGTTCGAGGGGTTCTGCCGGGTGCCCAAGTCAGACCCTGACCGCGCCTACCCGTATGTCTGTCCGGCAGGGTTTTGGACCATCGGATACGGCCATCTTTGCGATGCTAAGCATCCGCCGATCACTATGGAAGAGGGTGAGGCTTATCTTGCTGCTGACATGGCAGATGCTCTGAGGGCCACGCTGCGCTTCTGTCCGGTGCTGGCCACTGAGCCGGAGGGGCGGCTTGCAGCGATTGTTGATTTCACCTTCAACCTCGGGGCCGGTCGGTTGCAGACGTCGACACTTCGACGACGGATCAACCAACAGGATTGGTCAAGTGCAGCGCACGAGTTGCGTCGGTGGGTTTACGGTGGCGGTAAAGTGCTGCCGGGTTTGGTGCTAAGGCGTGAGGCGGAAGTGTTGCATCTTTTTTGAGTAAATCGTTGTCACCTGATATGCCAATCAAGACACCGTAACGCGCGATGGGTGAACATTACGTTAATGATGGTCACAGGGCTTGATTGAGTCCTTTGGTCGATTCGTAGTTGTGGATGGCCTCACACGTCGTTGACGTTGGTTACATCACCATGCGACTTTGGCCTGAGTAGCGGGCAAAACTCTCAGTGCTTCCGTTCTTTTGAACCAATAACACGTCAAATGAATCTTTACGCCCTTTGTATTCTGGCCCATCCATGCCCGGGCTGCCTATCGGCATGCCAGGCACTGCAAGGCCTAGAGCAGCTGGCCGATTAGTCAATAGCCTGCGAATGTCGGCAGCAGGGACATGGCCTTCTAATACATACCCACTGACTTTGGCTGTGTGGCATGAGCCAAGTTTTTCAGGCATTCCAAGACGCTTACGGGCTGCCGTATTACCCACATTGCGCACTTCGACCTTGAAGCCGTTAGCCTCAAGGTGATCAACCCATGACTGACAGCATCCGCAGTTGGGGTCTTTCCAGACTTCTACAGTTGTTGACTGTGCGATGACTGGAAAGTAAAAGGTCGGTGCAGCAAGTCCCAATGAACTGATGACACGAAGTAGTTGACGTCTTTGCATCATTTGCGAGATTTGAATTGAGCGACGCTTTTCTTGAGATCCGTGTACTCCTCGCATCCAAAAGTACAAGCTTTATCTAATCGGCTCAACATGGTTTCGGCACCAGCTAAGTCATTTTTCAAAAGCAATAGTTCACCGTAGTACTCAAGAGCGCCTCGGTGCTTGGGATCTTTGGCCAAAGCAGCTTTGTATTGGTTCTCAGCCTCAAGCAAGTCGGGTGGTGATTTTTTGCGAAGGCTAAACCCCATCAGGTTGTGCCAATCAGCGGACTGTTTGTCGCTAGCTTGGGAAAGCAAATTGATGGCTTGATCAAACTTTTTCTCAGCTATTAGTTGCTTGGCTTGCGTCAGCCAACTTGGTGCAGCAGGACTCGCCGGTGAAGTGTCGGCAGCATTTACAGAAAACGTCAAGCCGAAAAGAAGACATAAAAATAGACTGCGCATTCATTTTCCTTGGTTTGACCGGCGGATCTTGCTTCGTGAAAGTTTAGGCCAGGCGGTAATGGTTAGCAATAAGCAAGTTGTACCGCCAGAGCGTATAAATGACAAAAACTATTCTGAATCACAGTTTTTTGTCAATTGCAACTGCCCAATTTCCTCTCAGGCCAAAGTAGAGACCACCAGCCCACAGAGAAAAGTGCATGTAATCGGTCAGGATGAAGTTCAACA